AGTGATCGAGGCGTAACGAACGCAGACTGCCCTGCTCGTGTCGGGTTAAATATGTATGGATTCTCACGCTGTGCGGGATCTGTGTATGACTCAAGTACTTGTGGGTTCTCTTTGACCCAAGCAATAATCTCTGGTGCGATGTCATTGTCCAACGCCCAATTGCCCCACGAATCTCCATCCACCGAACCATCTGCACCAAACCCTGCATGGGGCTTTCCCACGGTCACGAAACACACACGGTTGCGGGCATGGGCTTCGAGTGAGTCGCCCACGTTGTCAGTACTCAGGTTAGTTGTGCCAAATACAATCGAACCTTCTGGCAGGTATACATCACCGATGCGTTTCTCTAGCATGAGCGTCAACAGCACATTCTTCACAGCCTTCATTGCTTTGCCAATCTCATCGAGCATCACGATCACGGGCTTGTCTGACTGAAACTTAAACCGTGCGTTTGGTGCGAACTTGGTAATTTTTAGTGCGCCATCCGTTGACGCCAGTTCTGTATAAGGCAAAGCGAAGTCGCCCAGATCCAACAGTGTGCAGTCGATGTAGGCGGTCTCGTACTCTGGTAGTTGTTTTGCAATAGTCTTGAGCATGGCACTCTTGCCAATTCCGGGTTCGCCCTGACCGATTACGGTTGTGTGTTCGCCCACTGTCTTGATGAGGTTTGCAAACTCGTTGAGTGACAATGATTTTTTTAAGTCGATAGACATGATTACTTCTCCGTTAGGTTTGTTTGAACTCCCACTGAGTGGGAAGTCGGTTTCTCTTCTCTTTTTTACTTCAACTTCTATTATAGTCCTATCTTACTACTATGTCAATACTACGTGGTCTGGTGCTTCGTCCTTGGTTGGTTGCGTTACTGTCACAGTCTTGTAGTTCCATACGTTTAGATTCCGCTTGATTAGTGTTTCCAACAGCTCGTCAACTTCTTCGGGCGCTAAAGATATATCAGCGCCTTGTACTTCCAACCCATTTGCCGTGGTTACCATACGGGAACGCACAACCTCCGCTCGCTTAGCTATTCTGTCTAGGTAGCACAACAACGGCACGTAGGCGTCATCGTCATCTGACTGCGCTATCTGTAGTGCTTTCACGGCATCTTTTTTGGCTATGCTTTTGTCCCACCAATTGCCGTTAAGCGGGAACACTACATCATTGCCCTCGAACGGTACAAGCATCGCAGTAACTCTCACCCCATAATATCTCTCACTGTCCTCAGCGATTGAGTACTGGGCTATTGTGTCTGCGCTTAGCAGTCCATCCGACATCTTTAGAAACGTCTTGTAGAACTGTTTGAATTTGTTGATACTGTGTCTCACTTCTTTTATTGCTGTGCGGTTGACTGACTTCTTTGTGATAGTTGTCAGTGGTGCATCGTACTTGCCTGTGGCAGGGTCGTAGGTCAGGGTTAGTCCGCCTGTGTTAGCTACTTTTCGGTACGCCATCTGTCCCGTTGCGCTCAGGTGTGAGCCGGTATATACCCACAACGCATTTTTTTGTTTACATACCGCACCATACTGACCGGCACTGTCACGCATCACTTGGCACATGAAGTCTGCGGTGCTTGGTGTGACCCACCCACCCGAATCAAAATGTATATCGCCGTTGGGCGCTACTGAAATCACATTGGTATCATGCAACTTAGCCGCATACATAACAGCACCATCTATTGCCCGTGTGTATCGCACTATCTGTTCCCAATCCCGTGAACGTTTGTTCCACGGTTTAACTTCTACTGCTCGCCCACGAATGGGTTTGATTGTTTCGTATCTACGCTTGAAGTCCTGATACATTTCTAAACTCATTACGTTCTCCTAAAGATGTTTGTGAAATCCCACTTAGTGGGAAGTCGTTTACTTTGGTGGTGTTAAATCAAAATCCAATAAGAACCAGAAAAATACAAACAGGATTGTCCATAAGACTGTCCACGTTGCCGCCTCAAGGGCTAACTCAAAGAACTTTTTCATAAAAACCCCTCCCGTACACACTCAATTAACTGTTTGCCATTGAAGTACAAAACCGTAGCCGAATATGCGTCCTCAACAACTACGTAGCTACCCTCGCTGAGGTCGCCGCTATCTACTTGCTCTTCTGCGGCATCGAGTACAGTCCATGCGGTCAAGGTATACGTACCGCTTTTAGCCTTAGAAAGTAACTCGTCGTATTTCATTTCGCTGATAATTTTCTTCATTTTGTTTCTCCTTGTGGTGTCCAACCGAACTTACGCCATGTGCGTTGCACGTCGGTGTCGCTTGAGTTGTGGTAGATAAAGTTAGGGTCAGTCAAGCCCCAGTGTTCTTTCTGCTTGGCTAGGGTCAGGTGGTGGCGTATGAGTGCGCCTAGTCGTTCGTTGTTGTCGTCAATCATGTTGTCCTCTTTGGGTTGAGTTGCTTCAGGGTGTTACGGTCAGTCACGAGCATGTAGTTACTCTTGTTAATCGGCACTACACAGTGCTTGACTTCATGGGCTTGCTTGTCACCGCATGGTAAGCACGTTACCTTGCCAATCTCTTGGCGCTTGAGTGCGAATGACTCTCCGCACAACATACATCTTGGTTTCATGCGAGTTTCTCCATAAGTGGACTGATCGGGGTTGACCGTGTAAACGAATCTCCTTTGAATAACCGCCAAGCAATGAAGCCACGTTTCTCACACTCATCAGTGGCAATGTCCATCAACCAATCTCTAGTACAACGCCCATCTAATATGACTACTGATCTGTCGCCACACGCTTCGATGGTGTCGCCCGTCATCACGCCCTTCTGATAAAACTGTACGTAAGTCATCTCTTCTCTCCTTGGTTTAACTATGGAATCCGTAGTGATCCTCGTGCCATACCGCACCGATCACATACTCAGTCTTGCCTTGCTCGTCCTTGTACACAGCCACCATGTCATTGCTATCAGGGTATATGTCGACGCTTGGGTGGGTCATGTTCCAAGTACTCAGGTAACCTATGGCATCGAAGAACTTATCCTTACCCACAACTTCTTTCATTTTGGTTTGGTGTGTGGCGTCGATGTGGATTGTTACTTTGCGTGTTTCACTCATTTACTTTCTCCGTTGTGTTTTCCCACTGAGTGGGATGTCGTTAGTGGTACTGCAAAAAACTTATGTGAAGACACGAACAACCTAAGTCGCTCATGCCCTCGGTAAATTTTCTGGTTAGCTTTTTGTTCTGCACCCGTTGCGTCGGTTCCTGAAAGATGTATGTGGCAACACATACGCAATAAGCACAGCCAAGGACTCTTACCTCTCACACCCGAACGTATCGGCTTGGCGCAGGAAAGTGGTATTTGGTAAAGATAGAGTCAGTGCATAAAGGATAAGCACAAGGGGTACGTAGTTATAGCTGTACCCACCCAATCAAGACCAAGCCCAAGTGTGGACGCCCGTCATAAAGACCGTGTGGTTTGCTCGCACAGGATAGAGTTGTAAGCCCTAGCCCGAGCGGTGGCGACTGATTGTTAAAGAGCGGTTATTGACTTCCCACTGAGTGGGAACTCGGCAGGGGTTTTTGAGACACTCCCTACTGAACTTCTATTATAGCTCTATTGTATACCTATGTCAAGTGGTTTTGGTCGGGATTTGGGTCTGCTTGTTTGGCTTGAATTCGTTTGAATAGACGGTCTAAGGCAACAGTGACTAACTCCCACTCACTTACATCGAATTGCTTGCTGTACTGCATAACATGGTCACGGTAGTAATCGTCCAACGCACACAATAGGGTTTCCCTCTGGGTATGGTTTTTGGGTAACTGGTATTGGTTGGTCGGATCTTTCGGTTTGTAAGCTCTAGGCTTGGCGAATAACTCGGCGTCTCGCAGTCCTCTTTTGTAACGGGAATAAAGCACTTTGTAGAAATACCCGAAATGTATTGACCATTGTGCCAACGTCTTTGTCTCACCGTTGTAAGTGACTAAGGTCTCAGTTGTGACTTTCATAATTGTTCTCCAGAACATTTTAGTTGGGTGTGTAGTCTAACACGGCGGGAACATTCGCCACAATAGTTCGTGTTCCAAAGAAGCGAGATTTGTTCAGCAGGTTCCGGTTGGATTTTTAGGTGTTTTTTGGGGCTAGAGGCCCAAGGAATGCGGGCTGTGGCAAATAGATGTCATACGTGTTCCACTGTTCCGGCTAGAAAGCGCCTCTAGGACGCCACAATTAAATATGTTCTCTAAACGAAGTCAAGGGAACAATTACACATGTTCCCACCAGAAGTGGCATAATTTCTGCCAAACGGAACAAACTACTACTACTACTACTAACTATAATAAATAATAATAATAATAACAAGCACTTAGCGCATTTGACTCGTGCAAAAAGCGTGTTCCGCTTGCCTGAACCTGTGGAACATGACAATACAAAGTTGTGCAAAATCAATGACTTACAAAAATCTGCCCTGAACACGCTATGGAACACGGGTTGCCTAGCCCACTTCCCACTCAGTGGGAACTCAAATGTTCTGAATGTTCTCGCCCACTTCCCACTCAGTGGGAACTCAAAACTGGTTTCGCC